ATCACTACTTGTGGAAATTGTAAAATTCATACATTTACAGCTCCTGGAACATTCACAGTTAGTTCACTAGCTTGTTCTCCTGAAAATAATGCTTTAGCATATATGGTAATAGCAGGTGGTGGAGCAGGTGGTGGAAGTCTAAATAGTACTTCAGGTGGAGCTGGTGGTGGTGGTGCTGGTGGATTTAGAGAAGGAAGAAACAATCCTATAACTCCATACACAGCTAGTCCTTTAGCTTCAGCTTGTTCTGCATTAACAGCGACAATCACATCTTTTCCAATTACAGTTGGAGGTGGAGGAAGTGGAAGTGCAGCTGCGGCTGGAAACTCTGGTAATTCTTCAACTTTTTCAACAATAACATCAACTGGTGGTGGTGGTGGAGGTGCTAGACAAAGTTCTCCTCCTACTGTTGGAAATGGTTTAGATGGAGGATCTGGTGGTGGAGGAGGTTTTGGTGCAAGTTCTTCAGGAAGTGGAGGTAGTGGAAACACACCTCCTGTAAGTCCACCTCAAGGAAATAATGGAGCAGCTTATGGAGGATCATCAAATCCAGGTGGAGGTGGTGGAGCAACTGTAGCAGGATCAACAGGTTCTCCTTGTGGAAATGGTGGAAATGGTGGGGCAGGTGCAACAAGTTCAATTAATGGAACACCAACAGCAAGAGCTGGTGGTGGTGGTGGTGGAGCAATTACTCCAGGAGTTGGAGGACCTGGAGGAGGTGCAGCAGGATCAACAGGACCTTCAGCAAATGCAGGAACAGCTAATACTGGTGGAGGTGGTGGAGGCAGTAGTGGTTGTAGTTGTGTTAATACAATTGGTGGAAACGGCGGTTCAGGTGTAGTAATAATAAGATACAAATTTCAAAATTAGGTAAATTATGAGTGAAGTAAAAGTAAATAAAATTAGTCCAAGAACAAATTGTGGTACAGTCCAGTTAGGAGATAGTGGTGACACTATTACAATTCCTGCTGGTGCAACAATCACGAATAATGGAACTCAAACAGGTTTTGGTCGTACAGGTACAGTGGATTGGGATACGACTGCAAAGACAGCTTCATTCACAGCGGTTTCAGGAAATGGTTATTTTGTTAATACGACTTCTGCGGCAATAACTTTAACTCTTCCTGCCTCACCTTCAGCTGGTGACATTGTAGCTTTCAAAGATTACGCATTCACATTCGCAACAAATAATTTAACAGTAGATGGTAATGGTTCACCGATTGGTGGAGTAGATGGAACTGTAAATCCTACTTATAGTACAAATGGTACTTCTAAAACTTTTATATATGTAGATGGAACTAAAGGTTGGTTGGTTACTAACGAATCAACAGATACCTCACAAGAACAAAATCCTCAATTTGTCACAGCAACAGGTGGAACAATTGTTTGTTGCGGTGATTACAAAACTCATATTTTTACAGGACCAGGCACATTCTGTGTTTCTTGTGGAGGTAATGCTGCTGGATCAAATACAGTAGAATATTTAGTAATAGCAGGAGGTGCAGGTGGTGGCGGTTGCGGAACTGGTGGACCTGGTGGCGGTTATCAAGGTGCTGGCGGTGGTGGAGCAGGTGGATGGAGATCATATTCATCAATAGCTTGTGCTTCGCCTTTAAATGGACCAGCAGCTTTACCAGTAACAGCTACAGGTTATCCGATTATAGTTGGAGCAGGAGGTGCAGGTGTAGCTAATCCAAATAATGTTAATGGATGTAATGGTTCAAATTCAAGTTTTTCAACAATCACTTCAACTGGAGGTGGAGGTGGAGGTTCTAAAAATACATGCGGTGGTGGACCTGGTGGTTCTGGTGGAGGAGGAACAGGTTCTGAAAATAGTTCACCTGCACCACAAACTCCAGGAGGAACAGGTAATACACCTCCTGTAAGTCCTTCTCAAGGAAGTAATGGTGGTAGTGGTAGTTTTGGAAGAGCAGATGGTTTAAATGGTGGTGGCGGTGGTGGTGGAGCTTCAGCTGTAGGTGGTTCACCAACAACAGATGATGGAATACCTGGTGGTGATGGTTCTTATGTTGCAAATAGTTTTATTGGACCAACAGCTCCAAGTTATGGTCAAAGTCCAGTACCTTTAGCACCTAATGGAAGATATTTTTCTGGTGGAGGTGGTGGTGCCGCTTCTAATACTCCAGGTAGTGTAGGTGTAGGAGGAGCAGGTGGTGGAGGTAATGGTGGTAATGGTGCAACTAATGGTACAAATGGAACCGCAAACACAGGCGGTGGCGGTGGTGGAAATACTGCTTGTCAAGCAGGTTTTTCTGGTGGTTCTGGAATAGTTATGATTAGATATAAATATCAATAATATTTATGTGTTTACTAAAATTTAAAATTAATATATAAGGAGAAACATTATGGCACATTTTGCAAAACTAGGAGCAAACGGAAAAGTTATTCAAGTATTAACCTTGAATAATTCTGATATGTTAAATGCTGACGGAGTAGAAGACGAAGCAGTAGGTCAACAATATTTAGAACAACACAATAATTGGCCTGCACAAATGTGGATTCAAACTTCTTACAACACATCTGGCGGACAACATAAAAACGGTGGAACTCCATTTAGAGGAAACTATGCAGGTATTGGTTATACTTGGGATGAAGATGATCAAATCTTCTGGCCTAAAAAACCTTACGCTTCATGGGTAAAACATATTGCAACTGCATCTTGGAAATCTCCAATCGGTGATGCACCTGCCTTAACTGAAGAACAAATTTCTCAAAATACTCCAACAGGAAACCCTCCTGTAGCAACTCATAATTGGGTTTATAATTGGAATGAAGAAAATCAAACCTGGGATTTGACAAATACTTTAGCATAATATATATCTGGTGGTGGTATGCAAAAGAAAGTTTTAACAGAGCAAGCTTTATACTTCGGTGATGTTTCAATGCCTAAAGGTTTTGAGATAGATCGAGATAAATTATCAGGCGATATTTTACAATCTACATTTACTGATTCAGAGTTTCCATTTTCAAGAACTTGGGACATGTTGAATACATATATGCGTGAGCATATAAATTTAGAATATGGTTTTCAATTAGTGAATAAAAGAACTTGGGGTGATATGTACAAACCCAATCAACAGACAGAACCATTACTTAATATTGATCCAGTCGATTTAAGGAACTCACCTGATTACACTCTACTCTATGGTGTAAAAACTAATAACTGTTTTGTGAGAATCTTCTATGATGATAATAGAAGAAAAGGAAGAAGTTGGGATATAGAATTAAAAGATAATATGTTTATTATGTTTCCATCAACAAATATGTATTATTTAAACAACAGACAGAAAGATAGTTTGAATTTTGTTCAAACAATAACTTATGAATATATCTAATTATTATTGGTATTTTACTTCAGCAATACCACCAAAACTATGTGATGACATAATTAAATATGGTTTATCACATTCTGAATCTTTAGCTAGAACAGGTGGTTATGGAGATAGAGAACTTACTAAAGATGAAATTAGAGATATGAAAAGAAAAAGAAATTCAGATTTAGTATGGCTCAATGATCCATGGATATATAGAGAATTGCACCCATACATTCATCAAGCAAATAGAGCTGCAGGTTGGAATTTTGAATGGGATAGATCAGAGTCTTGTCAGTTTACAAAATATAAACTCAATCAATATTATGATTGGCATTGTGATTCTTGGGATAAACCTTATGACAGAAAAGATTCTAATAATCCTGAACACGGTAAAATTAGAAAACTTTCGATGACTTGTCAGTTAACTGACGGGTCCGAATATGAAGGGGGTGAATTAGAGTTTGATTTTAGAAACTATGAACCCCATATGAGAGAAGAAGCTAAACATTTAAGGCGAGCTAAAGAAATACTTCCAAAAGGATCTATTATTGTGTTTCCTTCATTTGTATGGCATAGAGTTAAACCTGTAACGAAAGGAGTGCGATATTCATTGGTTATGTGGAATCTTGGATATCCGTTTAAATAATGCAAATAACAGAATATTTTAAAACACCAATATGGATTGAAGACAAACCAGAGTTTGTTAAATCCTTAAACAAAGCATCGAATCAATACATTAAAGATGCTAAAAAAAGAGAAAAAGAATTTATTAAAAAGCATGGTGACTTTGGAAGAAGTTATCATTCAACACCACTTACAATGGATAATAACTTTTTAGATTTTAGAAACTATATCGGTCAAAAGTCTTGGGAGTTTTTAGATTGGTGTGGTTTTGATATGCAGCAATATACAACTATGTTTAGTGAGTTATGGGTACAAGAGTTTGCTAAAAATGGTGGTGGTCATCATTCAGCTCATATTCATTGGAATCAACATGTATCAGGATTTTATTTTTTAAAATGCTCTGATAAAACTTCTTATCCAATATTCCATGAACCAAGAACAGGTGCACGAGCTACAAAATTAAAAATGAAACCTGGCAATGGTG